TGTTTGATACCCCCATACCCCCCATGCAGAGCTTGTATGTGTTTGTATGGTGGTTGTAGTTTATTTAGTAGGTATGGAGTATGATCCTAATTTACTAGGTAATACCTGAGAAAGAGTTACATATCTATGGGTTTATAGATTTTATGCCCTGCATGTATTACCACCTCTTTGCATAGTTCTATGAACTCTTGATCTGTGAGTTTGCCCTTTGCTTGATTTGCTTCTGGGCATAGTATTTGCAGGTTGCTTAAAGAGTTATCACCACCACGTGAGGATGGGATGATATGGTCATACTCGTAGGTATTTGGTTTATTAAAGTCTAATGGTCTACCTGTTAATGCACATGGAAAGTGGTCACCATATTTTGCATATACATCTTTATAGTTGAATGTCATAGGTTTTTGAAATGTTGAAGCTTTGGTAGATATTGATTTTGATATTTGTCTTGGTGTTTGATTAAGATACCAGAGTTTATTTGAATGTTTTTTAGGTTTTGGAGCTTTAAAGGTATAGATTTTATTTTCTATTGTACGCTGATGACTTGGTTTGTTGTCATTTTTTGCTTTTACCAGCTCTCTTGTTTTTTTACGCAGAGCGTAGGATACAGTTGATTTCGAGCATTTAAGTTTCTTTGCAATTTGGTTAAAGGTTAATCCTTTTTGCCTAAGTGCTTTGATTTGTTTATTTAGCGGAGTCATCATTTGCTGGAGTGATGTCTACAACTTTATCCTCTGATGCTTTGGTTGGTTGTTTTTTAACTTCTTTGGTTGCCCCTTTTAGAATGGATCGTACTTGATCCGGGGACATATCAGATGCACCCAGGGTTACATTTGCAGATGCGGTGATGTTAGATGGTCTGCCTGATACTGTAAGGAACTTGTCCATGAGTACAGCCACTGCATAGGCAAGGTTTTGTGGTGGTATCTCGTCTAGTTTGTTGTGAAGTGTGTTTAGGGAGTCTGCTACCATGTCGGATAGCTTGGAGTTTACTTTGTTTAGGAACTCCTGTTCTGTCATGTCTAAGCGATAGCGTAGGAAATTGGCAACGGACTGACGTATTTCTGGATCTTGTTGGTTGAGGATTTCTGCCTCTTTTGTTGCGTTTGATTGTTTAGCTGCAATTTTTGCTGCTGATTTAATTATATTATTTTTTGTCATATCATCACAGAACCCACGTACAGAACCGGGTTTTCTTGATCTTCGTTTATGTAGGTAACCCATTGTTTAGACTTTTTTTCAGAAAATACTTGCATTGTCAAGTGTAAGACTACATAAGGCTACAAATGGAAGTTAAGCAAGCACAGGAGGTATTAAAGAGAGCGTGTATGAACTACACGGAGTTTAGTAAGTTGGTTGGTGTGAAGCCTATAACAGTCAGGCTTGCATTTAGTCAGAAGCGATTGAGCAAGAAGATGGTTTTATTGCTTGAGACTATGGCAAGCGAGCAGGGGGATGAGGATGCGAAGGAGGAGAGGGCAAGTATTAAGGAGGGGATGATTAAGCAGAGTATGGATGAAGTACGCAGTGCGAAGGTCTATCTGTTACCCAAGAATCCATACCTTCGTTTTATAGAATTTAGTGATGGTACACATGGCAAGCTCCGTGCAAAGCCAGGTACGTTTGGATTGGGAAGTATGGTCAAGGTTAAGCGTGAGGATGGGGATATGTACACTGCGTGAGGATGGGGATATGTACACTTTGGAAGGCGAGTACGACAGGAAGGACAGATTGATATGATAGATGATGATGAACGTGATTACGATGTACTAGGGGACATGCCGAGCGAAGAGGAGGAAGAGAGTGAGGATGAGCTTCAAAGCATTGAATGGGAACGTATCAAGAGAAGGTAATGTGGATAATACCCAAAACATTATCAGCTTTTGTACCGGATACGGAGGGCTTGAGATTGGAATTAAGCGAGCAGGCGTGGATGTTAGAGTCGTCTGCAATGTGGAGATCGAAGCCTTCGTCCAAGCAAACTTGGTTGCGAAGACTGAAGAAGGGAGGATGGATAACGCACCTATCTACTCGGATCTTAAAACCTTCCCTGCACGAGAGTTTCGTGGAAAAGTACACGGACTCATTGGTGGATATCCATGCCAGCCATTCAGTTCAGCAGGCAAGCGACAAGGAGAAAAAGACCCAAGACACTTATGGCCATACATCCTCAAGCACGTCAGGGCAATTAGACCTGTTTGGTGCTTTTGGGAAAATGTCGCAGGACACACCACGATGGGGCTATGGCGAGTCCTGTCCGATTTGGAAGAAGAAGGTTATAAATGCACGTTCGGCATATTCAGTGCGGAAGAAGTTGGCGCTCCACACCAAAGGAAACGAGTGTTCATCCTTGCAAAACTACCCAACGCCAGCTGCGAGGGACTACAAGGGGACGAATTGCCCCCACAATACAGAAAAGAAGATACGGGAAGGGAAGCGAGCAGGCATGGGTCAACTGCCGAACTTTGTAATGATGGACACTTGGGCAACCCCCCAAGCCTCCGACCACATCGAGGGAGCGAGAACTGCGAAGGAGAGCAATCAGAAGTGCTTGGGGAGAGATTTGAATCAGATGAATTGGGCAACCCCTCAAGGCAGGGATCACTTGAGTGCGGAGAGCAAGGAGAAGTGGGAAGCAAGAGCGAAATTACAAGCGGAGAAAGGTGTGAATCTTCACCTTCCATTGAACACGCAATGTCAGCACATCATGGAGGAGCAACACAATGGCCTGCAAGACCAGGAGAAGAGCAATACGAGTGGGAAGAACCAAGGGTCGTGGGCAACACCGAGGTCAAGGGATGCAGGGGAATGGTGCATGAACAAAGCGAGAGTGGGGACAAAAAAGGAGGACACACTAACGGGTCAAGCAACGGAAAGGAAAACCTTGGGCAAGCTCAATCCGAATTGGGTGGAGCAACTAATGGGACTCAGCACCGAGTGGACAGACTTAGGCTCTTGGGGAATGGAGTTGTCCCCCAGACCGCAGAACTAGCATGGAAGACTTTATGGAAGGAAATGAATGCCACGTAGCACCAGAAGTAATGCAGGAAGCATGGTTACGATTTTGGAACAAGAATCAACTAGCAATCAACGCCCATGGCACAGTGTATCGAACAACGATACCACGCAAGATGCCCAGCAGGGAAAAATTTGACATCGTAAATCATGGAAGACGCAAAAAGGCAATTTATACATGAGTTGAAAAACTTGATTCATCGATGGTCAGAGGAATCTGATTTGGAGGATTCTGATTTATTGGACTGTATGGGTGATGCGGTGGATGAATATTTTGATGAGGATGTTGTGGATTTTGAATGTGACATGGAACTAGAGGAGGAGGAAGAATGAATATATATGCCCCCACGGGAGAGAAGATAGAGAATTGGCCATTATGGGTGAGGAGATTAACGGATGAGAATATGGTGCTTAAGAGCAGGGTTATTGATCTGGAGAAGCAGAATGACGAACTATCCAAGGAAGTAACGGATCTAAAGGTCAGATGTTGTGATATTTGGAAGCAATTAACTGAGGAGCAAGCCAGGCAAGCATGAAGTGGATAGATGGGGATGATGATTGGACTATTGAACAGCAGAAGTTGTGGGCAAGAAAAGCCCCCTTTGGATGGCAGAGATGTTGGCAATGTGGCAAGCAATGGAAGCAATTTTATGAAGATGCCTGCAAATGTAATGACAAGTGAATGTACCCAAGGGATACAATCCGATTTATTGGAAAAAATACGGACGAGCGATATCAACATCAGTTGCAAAATTACCGAGGTGCAATTATCAAAAGCTAGGGCCGCCACCCTTGCAATTAAGCCCAGAGACGTTGGAGAGGATACGGAAGGCTGGACAATCGGTGAAAAAGAAATCCCGTGTAACTCGCTCGAAGAAGCAATCATCGTAGGGATAGAGATATTAAATCGTGGCTAAAATAACCTATGCTGATGAGATAGACGCACGCTTTGGCGTGCCTTGGACAGATGACTTTAAGTATGATAGAGGAGAGTTGAAGTGTGCATTATCAGATGAGGAGATAGATAGACTAACTGTACAAGATCCTGTACGTGCCGAAACACTTACACGCTTATTACTCGATCAACCAACAAGCGAGAAGGAAGATCCAATCGAATGGGGTTGGACTCTTCCTGGGTGGCGTAGAGTCATGGATAATTGGAAGGATACAAAGATACATGTTTGCTTGGGTGGTAATAGAAGTTCAAAGACCACCTTCGCTTCTCGCTTGCTTGTACACTTGGCACAGAACATACCCGAAGCAGAGATACGTTCCATGCATGTCAGTGAGGAGCGTAGTATATCAGATTCCCAGCGTTATATATGGGATTCGCTTCCGGCAAGGTACAAGAGAAGCAAGAAGAAGAGTGAGAATCATTCCTTGCAATATACACAGAAGAATGGATTTAATGCTGGCAAAGCAATCCTACCACCCACCCATCCAGATGCCGAGCGTGGGAGTACAATTTTTTTCAATAACTACAGGCAATTCATGGCAGACCCACAAATCTTTGAGGGATGGGCAGCCCATTGTATTCATGCAGATGAGGAAATTCCTGAGAATATTTTTAACACGCTATTGGCAAGACTTACCGATAATCATGGTCGCTTGATTCTGACCTTTACGACTCTGCAAGGATACACGCCATTAGTTAATAGTTTATTGAAAGGAGCTACGACAGTCAGGTCAAAGTATAGTGCGTTAATGGATAAGGAACTGCCTACTGAACAAGTGTCTGCTAATTGGCCTGACTGTCGCATATATTATTTCTGGTCACAGGATTCACCCTTCGTTGATTCTAATGAACTTGTGCGTACCTATAGTAAGCAACCACAGGAGGTAAAGCTTGCCAGATTATTCGGCATCCCAAGCAAAAGCTTTGAAGGAAAATTCCCAAAATTTCAGCGTGAGACAAATGTAATAGAACATAGCAAGATACCATTCATCTTAGATCCATCTGCAAATGTAACCCGTTACTTCATCTGCGATCCAGGTGGTAGTAAACCTTGGGTTGGATTATGGGCAGGTGTAACGAAGGACAAGAAGATATATATCTATCGTGAGTTCCCAGACAGTACAATGGGAGCATGGGCAATCCCTCACATTAATGGCGCTGGTAAAGCAGTGGGCAAGCCTGGCCCTGGACAACGTCCTCTAGGTTGGGGGTACTCAGATTACAAGGATTACTTTGAAGCACAGGAGGATGGTGAGGAGATATTTGAACGGATAGTTGACCCACGAATGGGAGCAGCCACAGTGCGTACAAAGGAGGGAGAAAGTAATATAATCAATACTATGAGTAACATGGGATTTGTATTCCGTGCTGCACCAGGTGTGTCCATAGACTCTGGTATTGCCAAGATCAATGATGCACTTAGCTGGGATGATACAGAAACCATGACAGACAAGAATTGCCCTAAGCTTTACTTCTCCGATCAATGCGAGAATACAATATCATCCATGCTTGAATATGCAGGGGAGAGTAAGAGTGATTACTTCTCTGACCAAATTGACTGCCTGCGTTATTTATTTGTAAGTGGAGCAGATTATGTAACCAATCGTGACATACAGGTCACAGGTGGTGGTGGATATTAGGTTGACTACATAAGGGTGCTAATGTAGTTTTGTGCTACACATGCTCTCTGCGTCCGATCCAGAATTACTATATGTCTCAAAAGAGCCTGACATTGCTTATCTTAGTGAAGCGTACAAGCGTACACAGAGTGATTTAGGTGAATGGTTAGATCGTAGACAAAGAGACTATGATGTCCGTAATTGCTTATGGGCAGGTAAGAGTGATGACTTTAAGAAGCATTCAAGCCAAAGTTCCACAGGAGATGTTTTCCCTTGGGAAGGTGCGAGTGACCAGGAACAAAGGATGTGCGATGAGTTGATTAATTGCCGGGTGGCAATGTCAATGAATGCAATCCGACGTGGTCACATAATAGCCACACCCACCGAATCAAGTGATGACGAGCGTGCCAATGTGGTATCCATGTTTTTACGATGGTTAATTAATTCCAAGATGCAGGAGTTTTATCCTGAGATTGAACTTGGATTAAATCATCTTTTTGAAAAAGGTATGATGGTTCATTATGCTTGGTATGAGAATCAAGAACTGAAGCAACAACAGACCATTAAGCTTGAAGAGATTGCACAAGTCCTCCCACAAATTGCCGGAGCTATACAGGATGGAAGTATGGACGAGGAATTAAGCGAGGCACTTAAAACACAGTTTGATATTAGCAAGTCCAAGGCACGGGCAATGTTAAAGGAAATGCGTAAGGATGGAGAAACCACAGTACCTGTCACACGCCAAGTTGTAAGTAGACCCAAGATCAAAGCCCTTGCACCAGATGAGGATGTATTTTGGCCAAGCTATTGTATAGATCCACAGGAATCACCGTACATGTTTCATAGCGTGAGTATGACTCCAGAGCAATTAAGGTCTAAAATTAGGACTGAAAAATGGTCAGAAGAGTTTGTGGATGCAGCGATTGAACTTGCAGGACAAGGCGAGGATACAGATGAGAACATCTATCAATTGCGTGAGAATGATGAGTTTACTAGAAACAATGACAATAGCCTTGTTAGAATTGTGTACTGTTATCAAAGACTATTGGATGAGGATAATGTACCCGGTATTTACTGCACGATCTACCATGCCAATATACCTGATCTTTATGCCAAGCATCAATTACTTGATTATGCACATGGGCAATATCCATTCGTGGTAACCACCCTTGAAAAAACAGACAAAAAATTATACTCGTCTAGGTCATACCCGGAGCTTATTGAAAGCTTGCAGCAGGTACTCAAGGTCGAAACAGATGCAGCGATTGATGCACAATCGTTAACAACTTTACCGCCTTTGGAACACCCTCTTGGGCGAGCCCCTTCCCGTTTTGGGCCGGGTGTAAAATTACCTTATCGTGTACCTGGTGAAGTAAGATTTGCAGACACCCCCCGTGGATCAGGTGTTAATGTAGAACTTCGTAGATACATACAGGAACAAGCAGACAGATACTTTGGTAGAAACGCACCAGGAGTAAATCCTGTGGAAGCACAGATGAAGCAACAAGAAGTGATAGATAAAGTATTTCATCACTTAAAACTTGTACTCGATCAAGTATACTCCCTTTACCAACAGTATGGCCCAGACCAAGAATACTTCCGTGTCACAGGAATGCAGGATATGCAGAAGTATGATAAGGGAAATGCTGGTGAACGATTTGATTTTTACATGCAGTTTGATGCTGCCACACAAGATCCAGAACAAATGCTTGAGCGTGTAAAAGCAATTGCACAACTTGGCGCACAACTCGATAAGAATGGTACGCTGGATACCGAGCGTTTATTACAAATTGCAGTTGGACAGATTTTACCGGGGGC